TAAAATCTAAATTAAGAAAGCTTCAAGCTGATGGATTTCGAATAGATTTAGTAACTTTGGATTATGTTGATTGTATCACCCCAGAAAAGACGAATTACAATGAAGAATGGAAAGGAGATGGTGCAATTATGAGACAGTTAGAATCTATGACATCTGAATTTGATGTGGCTATTTGGACAGCAACACAAGGTAATAGAGAGTCTATCAAGAGTGAAGTTGTAACAACAGATCAAATGGGTGGTTCAATTAAGAAAGCCCAAATTGGCCACGTTGTATTATCTATTGGTAAAACAATTGAACAAAAAGAACAAAACTTGGCAACATTAACATTGTTAAAATCTAGAATTGGTAAAGATGGTGTTATTTTTAATAATTGTAAATTCAATAACGAGTTTTTAACTATTGATACAGATTATCAAAATACCCTACTTGGATATAAAGAAGAAAAAGAAGAACAAAAAAGGAACAGAACAAGTACTGTTTATCAAGATTTCTTACAGAAAACAACAACAACAATTAAAAACTAAACAAATATGACAGAAAAAATTTTAATGGACAATCCAGGACGTTTTGTTCTTTTCCCAATACAGCATGATGATTTATGGAGATTATTTAAACAACAGGAGGCATGTTTTTGGACGGCAGAAGAAATTGATCTTGGACAAGATGTATATGACTGGGAGAATAAACTAAATGCAGATGAACAACATTTCATAAAACATGTATTAGCTTTCTTTGCTGCATCAGACGGGATTGTTAACGAAAATTTAGCAATGAATTTTGTTAATGAAGTTCAATATACTGAAGCGAAGTTTTTTTACTCGTTCCAAATGATGATGGAAAACATCCACAGTGAAACATATTCATTATTGATCGATTCATACATCAAAGATAAAGAAGAACAAAATAATTTATTTAATGCTATTGAAACCATACCAGCAATTAAGAAAAAAGCAGATTGGGCTATCAAATGGATTAACTCGGACTCTTTTGTTGATAGACTAGTAGCATTTGCTGCTGTTGAAGGTATCTTCTTTTCTGGCTCATTTTGTTCAATCTTCTGGTTAAAAAAACGTGGGTTAATGCCTGGTTTAACTTTTTCTAATGAATTAATTTCTCGTGACGAAGGTATGCATTGTGATTATGCTTGTCATTTATTTAATAACCATATTGAAAAGAAGATTTCTGAAAAAAGAGTTAAGGAGATTATTTGTGGTGCATTAGAGATTGAAAAGGAATTTATATTAGAAGCATTACCAGTTCGTTTAATTGGTATGAATTCTGAATTAATGAGTCAATACTTGGAATTTGTTACCGATAGATTGTTAGTTGCTTTAGGTTGTTCTAAAGTTTACAATTCAGAAAACCCATTTGATTTTATGCAAAACATTGCATTACAGGGTAAAACAAACTTTTTTGAAAAAAGAGTTGCTGAATATCAGAAGGCTGGTGTAAATAAAACAAGCGAATCAGAAGATTTAAATTCTGCATTTGGTGATGTTGATTTTTAAAAAAAAAATAATAGAAGATAAAAATGAAAGTATTAAAGAGAGACGGTACGTTAGAAGAGATGCGATATGACAAAATCACTAGAAGAATTAGTGCAATTTGTGAGGATTTGAATATGAGTTATGTTGATCCAACATTTATAACATTAAAAGTTACTTCAGGGATTTATGATGGGATATCAACAACTGAATTAGATGTGCTAGCAGCAGAAACCGCTGCAGCTATGGTAACTACACATCCAGATTATGCAAAATTGGCGGGAAGATTAGCGGTTACTAATTTACATAAAACGACACCAAAGAAATTCTCTCAAGCAATAAAAGAACTACATTCATTTGTTGAACCAAAAACCGGCAAAGAATCATCATTAATTGATGATAATGTTTACAAGTTTGTTATGGAGAACAAAGAGGTACTTGATGGTGCTATTGTTTTTAATAGAGATTTTGACTTTGAATACTTTGGTTTTAAGACATTAGAAAGATCTTATCTACTAAAGATTGCAGACAGAGTTGTTGAACGACCACAGTATCTTTATATGCGAGTTGCTGTTGGTATTTGTGATGGTGATGTGCAAATGGCACTTAGAATATATGATGATTTATCACAACATTTTTATACTCATGCAACACCAACGTTATTTAACGCAGGAACTAAAAGAGCACAAATGTCTTCTTGTTTTTTAATTGGTAACAAGGGTGATGATATTGATGGATTGTTTGATACAATAAAAGACGTTGCAAAGATTTCTAAATGGGCTGGTGGCATCGGATTACACGTACATGATGTTAGAGCTAAAGGTGCATATATTAAAGGAACTGGCGGACAGTCTGACGGTTTATTACCAATGATGAAGACTTATAACGAAGTTGCTCGTTGGATTAACCAAGGAGGAAAACGTAAAGGTTCATTTGCAATATATCTTGAACCATGGCATGCTGATGTTTTTGAATTTATTGATTTAAGAAAAAATCATGGTAAGGAAGAAATGAGAGCTAGAGATTTATTTTTGGCTATGTGGACTCCAAATTTATTTATGAAACGTGTTGAGGAAGATGGCGATTGGTCATTATTTTCACCGGACGAAGCTCCAGGATTATCAGATGTTTATGATGACCCAACATTGTCCACACAGAATTTCACAGATTTATATGAAAAATATGAGAAAGAAGGTAAAGCAAGAAAGGTTATCAAAGCAAGAAAATTAATGGATGCTATTCTTACCGCTCAAATTGAAACGGGAACACCTTACATGTTATATAAAGATGCCGCAAACTATAAATCAAATCAAAAAAATCTTGGTACAATTAAATCTTCAAATTTATGTACTGAAATTATTGAATATAGTTCACCAACTGAACAGGCTGTTTGTAATTTAGCGTCAATTGCTTTACCAAAATATATTGTTAATGGTGAATTTAGCCATGATATGTTATATGAATACACATATCAAGTTGTAAAAAACTTAAACAATGTTATTAATTTAAATTTCTATCCGACAGAAGAAACAAAAAAATCTAACTTTAAACATAGGCCAATTGGTTTGGGTGTTCAAGGATTAGCGGATGTGTTTTGTATGTTAAGTTTACCATTTGAAAGCGAAGAAGCTGATATTTTACAGACAGATATATTTGAAACAATCTATTTTGCTGCAATGACATCATCAAATGATTTAGCAAAAAAATATGGTCCATATGAGTCTATTGTGGGATCACCAATTGAAAAAGGTGTTTTCCAATTTGAAATGTGGGGATTGAAAGATAAGGATTTATCTGGTAGATGGGATTGGAAAAAATTAAGAAAAGAGGTTGTTAATAATGGTGTTAGGAATTCTTTATTGATTGCCCCAATGCCAACCGCATCAACAGCGCAAATTTTAGGTAACAACGAAGCGTTCGAACCGTTTACAACTAATATGTATTCAAGAAGAACATTGGGTGGTGAGTTTATTGTTGTAAACAAACATTTGGTTAATGAATTATTAACTCTTGGTTTGTGGGACGATGAACTTAAAAGAAAGTTGATCATGGAAAATGGATCAATTCAAAACATACCAGAAATTCCGGTGCAAATAAAAGAAATATATAAGACTGTTTGGGAAATGTCACAAAAGAGGATTTTACAAATGGCAGCGAACAGAAGCGTGTTTATCGATCAATCTCAATCGTTGAATTTATTTATAGATAACGCAACGAAACCAAAGTTATTAGCCGCACATTTATTTGGTTGGAAACTTGGGTTAAAAACTGGTATGTATTATTTAAGAACTAGATCGGCAGTTGATGCCATTAAAGGATTGGGTATCGATACGGCTGCAGCAAAACCTACAGAAACTCAATTACCATCAGTAGCATACCAAACAACTCAAAAATCGATAATAAGTGAGGAAACACCTGAAGTTGTAATGACTAATGAGAGGCCAACGGACTCGCCATTTGAGTGCGAAGGATGTGGGTCATAATATGACTTAAGGGCGTTTATCGCGTCAATATTTTGGACTTAATAGCATTTTCGCGACATTTTTTAAATTAAAGTGTCGCGAATTTTTTATTTATATTCATTTTAGTATTGTTTATATTTATTGTTATGGCTACAAGGTATGGATTAGACTTTCCGTTTAGAGATAGTACACTAGGTGACTATGCTAGAATGACCCTAACAAGAGACGAAGAAATTCGTGCTAACTTGATTCATTTGTTATTGACCAGAAAGGGTAGTAGATATTTTCTACCTGATTTTGGAACAAGATTGTATGATTACATATTTGATATGAATGATATAGTTACATATAATAGCATTGAAGATGAGATTAGAGAAAGCATTAAAACGTATATCCCTAATTTAGAAATAAACTCAATAAAAATAACAAATCCGGAATTAGATCCAACAGAAGAATCTAGTATTAGTGAAGATGAGGACATTAGATTATTTAGAGTTAGTGATTCGTCTTCAAAACCATATACAGCCAAAATAAGGATTGATTATACAACAAATAACGGGGCTTTCTCTAGTTCAGACTTCGTAATTATTAACATCTAATATGAGCAAAAAAATAGCATATACCAATAGAGACTTTGCTGGTTTAAGACAGGACCTAGTAAACTTCACAAAAGAGTATTACCCTGATTTAATTCAGAATACTAATGACGCGTCAATATATTCAGTATTATTGGATTTAAATGCTGCGATTGCAGATAACCTTCATTTTCATATTGATAGGGTTTGGCAAGAAACTATGCTTGATTTTGCACAACAAAAGCAGTCTTTATTTCATATAGCTAAAACTTACGGAATTAGAATTCCAGGATCTAGACCTTCGGTTGCATTATGTGATTTCAGCATAAATGTGCCAGCAAAGGGTGATAAGGACGATGAAAGATATGAAGGGATTTTAAGAGCTGGAGCCCAGGTTTCTGGAGGCGGTCAAATATTTGAAACAATTTCTGATATTGACTTTTCAAACCCATTCAATGAAAAGGGCGAAACAAATAGGCTAAAAATTCCAAACTTTGATAATAACAATAAATTAATTTCATATACTATTACAAAGAGAGAACCAGTAGTTAACGGAGTTACTAAAATATTCAGAAAAGCAATTAATCAAAGAGATCAAAAACCTTTTATGAAGATATTTTTACCAGAGAAAAACGTTCTTGGTGTTACAACAATTATTCATAAAGAAGGTACATCATTTGCTGGTAACCCAACAAGTAGTGAATTCATTACAGAACAAAATAAATGGTATGAAGTACAATCTCTAGTACAGGATAAAGTTTTCGTTCCTAGTAAAACAGCCAATTCTGATAAAAAGAATTTTAAAGCCGGTGAATATGTTAAAGTTAATAACAAGTTTATTACCGAATATACACCAGAAGGTTATTTCTTTTTAACTTTTGGTTCAGGTAATGTAGATCCATTAGACAACTTAGACAATTATATAACAAACAACTTAAAAGTTAATTTGTCCACATATTTGAATAACATGTCATTAGGTGCAATACCAAAACAAGACACAACATTGTTTATCAAATATCGAATTGGCGGGGGTAAAGAAAGTAATCTAGGGGTTGGTGTTATTAATAACATAGAGAACATTGATTTTAGTATAAATGGCCCAAATCAGGTTGTAAACGAACAAGTTCTTCAATCCTTGGTTGTTACAAATATAACGCCAGCTGTTGGTGGATCAGATCAACCGGTATTAGAAGAACTTAGGGGAATGATAGCTTATAATTTTGCCGCTCAAAATAGAGCAGTAACATTAAATGATTATAAATCTATGATTGAAACCATGCCATCAACATTTGGAGCACCAGCCAAAGTAAATGTAATGGAAGAAGATAACAAAGTGAGAATCAAACTATTATCATATGATGAAAATGGTAATTTAACAGATGTGGTATCTAATACTTTAAAACAAAACATTGTTTCTTATTTGTCTGAATTTAGAATGATTAATGATTACATTGATATTGTAAGTGGTGAGGTGATTGACTTAGGATTACAAATAGATATACTTTTGGACAAGAATCAGAATCAGACAGAAGTTCTTAGAGAGGTTATTGGTGCCACAACAACATATTTTTCAATTGATAAAAGAAAAATGGGAGATCCATTATTTGTTGGTGAATTAATGAAAGAAGTAAATAATGTTCCTGGCGTTGTTAACGTTATTGAAGTAAGGGTTTATAATAAAATTGGTGGAGAATATTCATCATCTCAGGTTAGCCAAAGCTACAAAGATGCTGTTACTAAAGAAATTTCTCAAAGTAATATGACAGTATATATGAAGTCAAATCAAATATTTCAAATTAGATTCCCACAAAAAGATATACAAATTAGAGTTATAACCTTAGGAACGACTACATATTAACACATTTTTTGCTTATCTTTTTCTTAATGGAAAACAGATGAGTTTCTATTTATAGTTAATATGATTCAGAAGCACAGAATTAATACCCAATTACAGACGGATAAAAAGGTTGTTGTTGAACTTAAACAGGATTATGACCTATTAGAGATCCTTTCCTTAAAGTTCACACAGCAAGACGCTTATACATCTTTATGTGCTGATTATGGGGTTGTTTGCGGTAGAATTACAGTAAACAATGGCTTAGGTGTTCCAAACGCTAGGGTATCCATATTAGTACCCTTAACTGATACAGATGAGTTAGATCCGGTTGTATCTGCATTATATCCATACAAATTATCAAACGATAAAAACACAGACGGATACCGTTACAATTTATTACCGTCTAGAAAACAACATGGAGGACACACCCCAACGGGTACATTTTTCGATCAAACAGAGATATTAAGTAGAGAAGAATACCTTGAGGTATTTGAAAAATATTACAGATATACAGTTAAAACCAATTCTTCTGGTGATTTTATGATTTGGGGTGTTCCATTAGGTGAACAACAATTACATGTTGATGTTGATTTATCAGATATGGGTTGTTTTTCACTAAGACCTTTTGATTTCATAAGACAAGGTGAAGATGAGAATAAATTCGATAGATTTTTTAAATTTAAATCAGATACAGATTTAGATGGTTTACCACAAATAGTTTCGTTTAATCAAACTGTTGATATTGCACCATTTTGGGGTAATGTTGATTTGTGCCAAATTGGTATAACAAGAACAGACTTTGATTTATCTAATTATGGAATTAAAGTTGACCCAGTATCGTTAGTGTTAGTTTCAACAGTTACAGATTCAAATGATGATGCGGTAAAAAGAAGTGGTGTTATCAGAAGAAAAAGTGGATACAAATGTAACCTACAAACTAGCGACGGTAAGATTGAGGGTGTTAGATTTACAGGTAAAAAAGTTAAAGCATCTGATGGTGTTACACTATATCCAGAATTAGAATATTTTAGTCCAGGTATTATTGAAGATGACGGTGCATCTATGGCTGTCGTTCAAATGAATCTTGATTATATGTATACCAATGAGTTTGGTGAACAAGAAATAACAAATGACCCTAATAAAGGTATTGCAACATCTGCTATTTCAAGATTCAAAATGTCATTAAGTGATTCTTCAGAAGGTGGAACAAAAGGAACAACATCCGCGGTATATCTAGTACCCAATATCAGGGAGTTCAATAAATATTCTGGTGGTGGTGCAAGTGAATATAGTGAAGCAATATTATCATCATATGTATTTTCTAATGTATTTGAGGATTATATTAAATTAGCTGTACCAACCGGTGTTACTTTAGAATCATTAACAACAGCAGAAAGAAATCATAAAAAAGATTTAATTCTAGGCACAAATAATAATAACATACCAGAAGATTATTTTTATAAATTTATCTATGGTAAAGTATATACACCATCTTCTTTCCAGGGTTCACATTATGAAGTTTCATCAATTGAAAGTTTATTTGGGCTAACAAGGAGAGATGCTTTTTTAGGTATAAAAGAAATTAGACCAAACGTTGAGGATGATTGTACCGGAACAGCAAATTATTTACCAACAAACTTTGCTTTTAGAAACAGAGCAAAATTTGCATTATTAGTTTCACAAGTATTATTGTTTTTACAATTTATTACTGCGTTAATATTTAATTTTGTTTTTGAATTGTTAGGAAGATTCTTCATGACAGTTGGTAAAGCATTATATGCAATATATTTTGGTTGGCCATTTAACTGGAGGCCATTTGCTAAGATTGGTGAACAATTCCAAGATATTGCACATAAGTTACAAGTTACTGGATCACAAACATTATCATTAACAACATATCCAGATTGTGAAGAATGTACAACAGATGATGAAGCCGCAACATTAGGCGCTTCGTTATCTAGTACTTATTGTTCTATTGGTGAAATTACATTAAAAGTTATTGGTGTCGGAGCTGGCAATTCTAGAGTGTATGTTCTACCATACTCATTCAACATGAGCACAAACGAAAACACATCAAAAGTTACTTCCGGAGCTAGAGCGAGGGATTATGATGCAACAGATCCGTTCATGAGTGGAAACACATTTACATTAACTGGAAGCACTAATTCAGCAACAAGAACAATTTTAAACAGCTTACATACATATACAATTACACCGATAGCTGGTGACCCAAATACTTCTAGATTTGTTGCTGAAGCAGTATCAACAGTTGATGATACAATATTACCATATTCTTCAGCGAGCGGTGACACATTAACAAAATCAGTTTCGTTAAGTGATTTTACAGCATCGTTTAGTACCAATCCTGCGGCAGGAGATATTATACAATTTTCACAAATCACAATAGACCAAGGTAGTTTAGATTCTTGGGCAACAGGTGATGGTAATTATGGAGTAACATATGTAACTAATTTAGTAAATGTTGTTGGCCAATATTCAACTAGGATTATTGATGGTTTAATTTTAAATCATGCTAGTTGGGCTGAACTTTCTGGTTTTAACTACGAAGGTTATAGTGGAGGTAAAAACGGCGCTGGTAATTATGCGGATAGAGGTACCTACGTTACATTTAGAATATATGATAGAACTAAACCAAAAATTGATCCAAACAGTGTTGCCACCGGATACAATATTGAAGAAGGTTGTTTAAAATATGATAAAGCATATGACGAAACAATTTCTCAAGCTTATATTTGGTCAACTGGTAACACGTATGGTGATAGATATATACCATTAAATCCACCATCATATCCTGCGGGTTATGTTGAAGCAGTAACTAAACCAGGGTCAACGTATACAATATTGGCTGATGTTATTGGTTCTAGCGGTGCTGGTCGTTTACCTAGATTAAGAATTTGGTCAAAACTTGGTAACGTATATTATGATAGAAAAACAAAATCTGGATATTCTGAAATTAGAGACGGTGTAATGACCGTTATTCCTGTTGTTGAAGGTGGTTCTAAAAACGCTAATTTAATACAAGAGTGGTATAGAAGAAAACGTGTTGGTTTATTTTTCTGTGGCGGTATAACTAACTATTCATATATTGATAACTGGTTACATGGGTTATTATATTTCTTTAAATTTGATTATAGAATTAAATGGGATGATATTGGTGTATTTGATTTAAATCAAAGAGGTTCAAAATATCCTAGAGAGTTGGTTTTCTTTAATGTGTTAGATCAAAAGTTCTATTATAGAAGCACACCATATAACCCAACAACACAAACATTCATTGGCCAATCATATTCTGGTTATAAAGAAATTTTACACCCAACAACACTATATGATGTTGGAGTAAGAGATGAATTCTTTGATGAAATATGTTTTGATCCTATGGTAGATCCAAACTGTTCTGTTATTAGAGATTTAACAGCAACATCATATCAAGATCCAGGCAATGTTATTGAACATGTTATTAACTATAGAATGGACGTTTCTGCAGCAAAAGCGGATGTGGGTACTTTCTTTACTAATGCTGGATATAGTTTTGGTAATGTAATGGATGGTGATGCGTTGCAATTAATATCAATAAATTGCGAGGCTGGTATTGAAGCATTTGATTTAGATACACCACATTACTTTATGTTCAATGGTGAATTCTTAGATCCAGAAGATGTAACAACTATGGCATATTTTAAAAATGGTTCTAGTTGGGGTCCAACACCAATTGATTTTAAATTAGATTTAAATGGAACGTTAGTTAGATACTGTTTAAACAATAGGCTTGGTGATTATACACAAAAAGTTCCTTTCTTCTTATGGGATAAAAAAGGTGAAGGATTTGGTGCTGATGATGATCAATTATGGGATAGAACATCAATTGGTGTTCAGAAATTACAAAGAATGGTTTCAGTATCCAACACAACCAACACAACAACAAATTATCTAATGGCTGATGGTGAAGAAGAATACTTAATTAAACCAATGACTAAAACACATAACACTATTTCATTTGTTGGAAACTATCCAGACATGTTAGAAAGATTTGAAGTGATTGTTAGTGGACAAACACCATCTAATCCAACAAGATATGTTGATGGTGATCTTTGGTTAAATGTAATATCTGGCACAACTAAGAATCCAATAACTGGTAACATATATGTTATGGTTAGCGGCGCTTGGTCAAGTGCTATACCATATGTAAAAGACAACAATGAAACATTTATTTTCCAAACAGCTAATAACTATTCTGGAAATAAACAAGTATTATCAACACCATTCCACTTCTATTTTGGATTAAGACCTGGAAGTTCGTCTTATGATAAGTTTATAAAATATTACGGACCTAAGGGTGCGTTTACATCAGGAGAATAATGGAAAAAAAAGAAATCATATTACCAGAGAAACGTTATAATAAAGCGCCAATTCAAGATGAATCAATTCGTGTTGGTTTAGAAACGACTGAAGAATTACTAAGAGAAGGTGATAGAAGTATTATATTAGATTTAGAACAATTATTTTCTGACGAAAGAAATGAAAGTAAGAATTACAAAATATATGGTAAGATAAAGATGGTTTTTAGAAACATGTATAGAGGTGAAGCGGTTTATCCAAACCTACAAGATTATCTTTATTTACATGGTGATGGTGGAACAAATAATGATTGGAGTGGTTACTTACCATATGATGAATTTGCATTTATTAGAAGGGACACATATAGACAAGATATTGATATACCTGTAGTTAGTGGCGCAACATATGGTACATATAATCCATCGATCACAGTACCAACAAGACCCATAAATAAACACCAATATATTTCTAATATGAACGCACCATATCATAATTGGAATTTATATTTGAGTTATGTTTATTCTGGTGACACTAATTTCCCAATGAAATACACATTGAGTGGAGCAACTAAGGTTGAAGGAACAAATATTAAAACATTTGTTAGTGGAGATGGTATTCCATGCAGAGTAGAAAGTAAAACAGGTTATTATAAATTAATATCACCAGTTAAACATGGCATTAATAACGGTGAGTTTGTTGTCATTAGCGGAAAAACATATTCTGTTTCAAGCCTAGGTGATGATAAATTTGATTCTGAAAATTATGTTATAAATTTAAATAAAGCTGGGTTTAGTGGTGTTACGTTATCTGGTGTTATAACAATTAAAAGATGTATTGATGATAGAAACCTAACCGGAACCACATCAACATACTATGTTCATAAACATAAAACACTAACTAAATCAACTGATTATATACTAGATAAAGCTGGTTTTGAAAGTACAATTTTTGAAGAAGAAAAAAAATTATTATTTGAAAGTTTTGATGGATACAACGATTTACTAGTTGAAAGAAATAGAATGGAATCTTTAATATTTGATTTTAAAGATTATTTTATTTTAACAGGATTAACAAATAACTTAGGTTACACTCCAAGCGATGTTTATGTAACAACCATATTCAGAAATGGTTCTGGATATTTTGAATACCCACCAAAGAATGGATATAAATTTCATTTACATAATAATTGGATTGACGATCATTTTGCTCAAACCACAGGAATAACTGATCCATCAATAACAAAAAGTGGATGGACAGTTAGCGGTACAACATTTTATTCTGGAAATCCACTAAACGTTGGTTCAATACTAACCGGTGCGTTTGTTGAATATAACCCAAGTGAATTAAAAGAAAGAATTATTTCTGAATCTATACATAAATTAGAGATACCAACAAATATATTTAATCACGAACAAGCCCAAACAGTTACTGGGTTCACTGGTAGTACATCAACAAATAAAATGGGGTTATATTATTACCCACATAACAGAATTAAACTTAGACAACTATCTGGGTATATAGAAACATCTAGTACAACAAATATTGCTGATCTTCCAGATAATGCTAGATATTTTCCAAATGAAGGATTATGGAAATGGAGAGATGTGTTTGATCATGGTTACATAGATGAAAATGGTAATGGAACAGACTATCCGTTTGTAAACAACCAACATTATGTTAAAACAGATATAAATTTCTATTTTGGTAATGAAAGAGAGTACAATAATAAATCGGATGGATTTAAAGGATTTGGTAACATAAATTGTTAGAATGAAAATAGTACATAAAAATATTGATCAATCTTTGGTATTCAATCCAGAAACAGAATTCAGAACGAATGCTGGGTGGGAAGAGAATTTTGCTGACACACAAGATGCGTTACTAAAAAGTATTATCAACCCATCTGAGAACTATGAAACTATTAGATATATTCATGAACCATATAATGTGTCACTATCAAGCATAAACACATTACAATGTGATATATGGTTTTATTTCTATTTTCTTAATAATAGTAACACATATGCTAATGGGTTAGATTACAATTATGTTGGTATTAGTCCACAAGAAAATGCTAAATTATTAAAACACACCGTCAACAGTTTTTTTAGATTGGAATTTTATACAACACCATATAGAGAAACACAAAAATTAGTTTTTGCTAAAAATCTATCTATTCCTCTTGGCCAAAAAGTTTTTGATAATAATATAAAGGATAGGATCTTTATTCCAGTATTCAACGGAAACAACTACAGAAATACGGAAAATATGTATTTGTTCTGGTTTCCGGACAATACAGTATATACTGGTACAACTTTTTTTATGACAGCTAGATTCTTTAATGCTGAAGATGGGACTATTATTAGATTTTTAAATAGAGATTTAACAATCAATAATTCAGGATTGATAGACGGAACTAGGGTTGGAGTAAATTCAAATCCAATTAATTTTTATGAGATGAATCCAAATCTTAGTACAAATCCAGAAGAGAATGTATATTATAGAGTGGTTTTTAAAAGACCAGAACACACATATGTAATAACGAGAGGTCTTGGTAATAATTGTGATTTTAGTGGTGGATATGCAATAAAACAATAAAATGAAAAAGTTAAAATACGAAATTTTAAGAAAAAATATTTTAAGTGTATCGTTAATATCATTAACCAGTAAGAATTGGAAAGATGAGAAAAACAATATTATACCTTGGACTGGCACCACATATATTGGGCCAGCTGTTAGTGATGTTGTATATAATACAAACGAAACATTACCATTAATTAAGGGATATTATAAATGGAATGGAACGACTTGGGGTTTTTTGGGTGTAGATAAAAGTGCGCGTGTTACAACATTTAATGTAACGAATAATGGTAGTGGAAATTACTTAATAAATGGAAATTCAAACCCAACACTATCTTTAGTTAAAGGAGAAACATACACATTTAATATAAATGCGAGTGGGCATCCATTTTGGATTAAAACGGCTAGCAGTATAGGTACAAGTAACCAATATAATTCAGGCGTTACAAATAACGGAACAAGTAATGGTGTGATAACTTTTGTGGTACCACAAAATGCCCCATCTACATTATATTATAATTGTCAGTTTCACATTAGTATGGCTGGCCAAATCAACGTTACAGAATCTCCATATCCAAATTATAACCTACTAATTAATTTAGATGCAAAAGCTGATGAAATGGGAGTAATGGTTGGATTTGATGGTGATATTGAACAAACTGAACAACTTTGTAATTTTGTTTATTCAGCAAATACCGGAAACACCTTAACAGTATACAATTCGGCTAGCAATATAAAACTAAAAAGAATTGTTGATGCAACATTCACAATTAATTGGGGTGATGGTTCACCAGTACAGCCGATAGACATTTTAAGTGGGTTAACAAAGACTTACTCAACATCTGGGGTAAAGAGTGTATCAATAAAAATGGTGGCACCATGGAAGACTGAGACGATCACAAAAGACATCAAATTACCATTAACCACTAACACACCAACAGATTTAGCAGCATTTACATATACCGGCTCAACATTACCATATTTTAATACCTCGGATGATTATTTACAATCTGGTAGAACACAAAATTATAGTAACATATATGATTATTCTGGAAATACTTTTACTGGAACCACAACATTTTTAGCTCTGGGAAAAAGTAGAAAAATTGAAAAAAAATTATATGGTGGTAACACATATAGTGGTGTAACAGGAACAACAGTAACTATTGAGGGTTCGGTGTTTAATTGTGATAAATACATAATCGATGACTTAACATATCTTGATTTATCTGATGGAACAACGTATATTACTGGTAATACTTCAACATTTACATCAGAAACTCAATTCACAAAAAAATTAACTAGAAATGAACATTATCTTGGTTTTATTTCAGAACCTGTTGTTTATTCTGACATTTTTGTTGAGAGAGGAAAAATGGGAGTATCTGAATTTAACTTAAGATTAGGTGAAATAGATAATATAGGAGAATTAGATATCTATGGAAATGGATTTTTCTTGGTGAAAAAACAATAAAATTGTATTTATAAATAAAAGAACATGGCAGTAGGAAGTTACGGAACAATAAGACCAGCAGATGTATCCCCAGAAGATGTAGAAATCATACTTCATTATGTGGAAAATAGAGCATCAACAACAGAACCGACACTAACAAAGTTGGATTCATCTGATATTCTGACCCCGGTTTTTCATAATTCAGAAACGGGAGGAACATCCGATACCGAAATTTTAGGCGGTTTATATAATCTTAGACTAAATAGTGACACATTTAGTGACTTAGGTATCTACACTTTACACCTTAGACCAAAACAAATTAGAACGGAAATTACTGATTGTGGTGTTTTAGCATCACTACCATCTGTTAGAGGATTGGTTATTGATTTAGGTAATGTTGGTACAGACGATAGAAACAAGTTTGTTCCACAAGGTCTTGTTGGTTATAGAATAGAATATATTGACAAGTCAAATTCACAAAAAGTTCCTAATTTTTACAGAGTAGTGACTTCATCATTTTATTGTGAACCAGTTACAACAAATTTAACAAATAGTACCCAAAAAGCGATTAGATATAGATATTCAGATGCGCCAACCAATTTAGTGTTCTTAACACTTACACCGTCTTCTGCACCTAGCAATAGACCAAATGTAACACCATTTATTGGGGAACCATCACAAAATATTATTTTAACCAACAGTTATTTTAACCCAACTACCGTTGAGGTTGAAATGGTTGAGCATGATGCATCAACACTTGCACACGCACTTTATGGTAATCAAAGTAAGGCGTTAAATTCTGGTATTTACACAATTTATGACAAGAACAATAATAACGCGATTTATAAACAGTTCAATCTTTATGAGGTTAAAGATGATCTTAACGAAACTCTTTATGAGATTCGCGAAGAGAAAACTGATATAGACCAAACATTAAACTTTGACGATATTACCGAATAATGGCAACAAGAAAAGTACCAAGTCAGGCTGCTAGTGGTTTCGAAACTTTTAGCGACAGTATTGTTGGAAGACAAATTACTGACGGTACTAGTCAATTAACTAACTCAAACTTTGCTTTAGATAGGGTCATCCCTGAAAAAGACACAAAGAGCTTTAAAACAGCACCATTTTCTGATTTTCTTACCTTAGAGGATCTTAAGATAGAAAATGATGTCCCAACAACAGTCAGACAATCTAATGGAGAAAAGAGACCAATAAGATTTAATTCAGACAAAACAGAAGGATCTAAATCACTATTTGGTTCACTAAGAGAAAGAATTAGAGTTTCAGTTGGTAGAATTCTTAAAAATTATCCAGCTGCAATTTATGTCAATTCTGAAGGTTTATCATCTACTTCAGATTATTCTGCTGAAAATATTGTTTATAATCCAACAACAGATAAAACAACATTTAATATTAAGTCAAGTAAATTCTTTAACCCATTTGATATAGTTTTATCTGAACCGGTTGCAAACGATTTACTTTCAGTAGATAATGAAATTAGAAATCTATTTTCATCATACAACAAATATAGTATCGCCATTGGTGATAAAACATATAACATATCAAAATATACAGAACCAACATCTAATAATGTTGTTTCATTGGAAGTTTATGGAAAGCCATTTACTGGTTCAACATATTCAACAAGTTATATAATTAGACCAAACAATTCTATTGTTGAAGAATTTTATCTTGGTTTGGACGACTTAGAACAAACATTATTAAATAGAGAAACATTTCCTATATTTCAAGCGTCGTTTAAAGTTCCTAGAACTAGTTTAGACGAAACAAAAACAGATTTAATTTATGTTTTAGTAGAATGGCCTGTTTCGAAAGATGGATGGAACCCACAAACCACCGGTTTAAAATTTGATGAATATATAACTAAGTTAAACGACTTAGCAACAGAAATTGATGAATATAAATCAAATTTAGTTACCAGGTTTTTAGTTGCACCACAATTATTTGAATTTGACACCGAAGACCAAAAGATTGATAAAATATTTCAACTTTATGGCCAAAGCTTTGATAAAGTAAAATCGTTTATTGATAACATTGCATACATGAGAAATGTGTCATATGACTCAATAAGCAATATCCCGGATGTTTTTCTTAAAAATCTTGCTAATACATTAGGTTTAAATACTATTAATTTATTTGATCAAAAAACATTAGAAGAACAAATATATAATTCTTCTAAATCAGTTTACAATGGATCATCTATCGGTAAAAACTTGGTAGATGGTGAGTTAGAATTTTACAGAAGACTATTAGTTAATCTAGCATTTATATATAAGTCAAAAGGAACAAGAAGTAGTATTGAGTTTTTCTTAAAATTCATTGGTGCTCCAGATCCGATGATTAAAATCAATGAGTATGTTTATAATGTAAAAACTGCAATTTCTAAAACCTCGACAGAAGATGATATTTTTAATGTCATTAATAATGTTGCGGTAAATAATAATGTAACGTTTAATTCAACAACATACACATATAGCTTACGTGCAATAACCGGAATGACAACATTCAGTAATACTACTGATTATCCAATCGATACTGACACATTTTTACCAAAAACCCCAACAACAAATCAGGATAATATATTTTTCCAAATGGGGTCTGGATGGCATAATGTTAGTTTAGATCATAGATCTTCGGACATTATAGATACAGATAACTCTAGTGGTACATTTGTTGACGGTGATTTCATATTAACAGGTAGAACAAAAACAATTAAAACAAAATCAAAACCATATTCTTATGGTGAAGAATTTTTTGACATATATAGAACATTCCCAGGATTAGATTATGGTTACACATTAGAAAGTAAAATAGATAATGTCAAAAGCCAAGTTGTTGATGATTTAACAAGTACCGGTTTAATTCTAAACAGAAAAAATATCAGTGTGTTTGTTAGCCCAGCTAACGCGAGCAATTATGATATATGGAGAAAGTCTAGAGAATTAGAAGTGGTATTTGGAAAGAATAGTTTAGAAGTACAAAGTGACGTAAGCTTTGCTGAATATCTTGAAAATACTTTCTCAAAACAGGTAGTTATCTCAAACTTAGTAAAATATAAGAAAAATTATATTCATCTAGAAGATGTGTATCAAGATTATATTAATCAATTGACATCTTCTGGGTACACACCATATGACATGGTTGATTCAACAGATTTTGTTAATCAAATGAGTCCATATTGGTCAAATGTTTTAGAACAAATTATACCATCAACAACATTATGGATGGGCGGTAATTTAATAGAAAACAATATTTTTGCTAGACCAAAGTTTTCATATAGAAAACCTTGTAAACCAATTGAAATAGTTGAGAATTTATATCCAGATTTTGAAACCTTTATTGAAGAGGACTTAGAAACAATTGTTGGTGAACCGGACCACCTTAGAGGTTTAATGTACCTTACTGGTGTGACGTTCACATTAAAGATGGATATTGACGGTATTGAATATAGTGGAACAACATCACAAGTTAAAATAACTGGTAGCACGTTATTTGATACTGGATATACCGCAACAAACAGCTGCAGTGTATTAACAAGTTCATCAACTAGTATCCCATTAATTTGTGATTATAAAAATTGGGTTAAATTAAATGTTTCAACAACAAAAACACTTTGGAAAAACGCGGTAATTGCTTTAGTTGATAAAATAAATTCAACATACAATGATCCAGTTGCTGGCCATTTACCAACCGAATCACCATATAGTGGTGTAACTTACGGTTGTGGTGCTAATTGCTCTGGTTATACACAATTAGTATCTTATGAATTTTTCACAGATAATGATGGTGTTGAAAAAGTTAAGTTTATTGCACATAGTAATTCAGGCTGTTTAGAAAAAAGATATTTAGATTTTTATTTTGACGCCGATTATCAATACTCACTACCTAAGTGTAGTTTAGATTTAGAATTTACAACTGTTTGCCCTGACGGTGTTTTATACCCAGTTTATACAGGATCAACAGAATGTAAATTAAAATCAGATATTATTGTTAATATTACTGGTGCAACTGTTCAATCTGGTGAAACGTATGGTTGGGGAATTTACGTACAAAGAAATTCAATTCCAATTATAAATGCGTATGGTGGATATAGTTCAACATATACTGACACAACATTTGCACAGGTTAGTGGAAATACATGTCAGTTTAAAATATCAAATGTGTACGAAGATGAAATAATAGATTTATTATTCACTGACGCAGCCAATTGTGATAAAAAAGTGAGAATTGATGGATTAAATTTACAATATGTTGAATTCCCAACAGAAACCCCAGATCAACCAATAGTTGTTAATACTGGTTTTACTATACATCCTAGAGTTCAATATAGAAATTCATACAACTATGGATTAAAGCATGATACAAAAGTTTTAGTACTAAGTGGTGCAACAATCAATAGCTCAACAACTCCAGCTAATATTCAAAGTTATATTACTGCAGGAACTTTAGTTAAAAAAGACGTTAAAGATATTGTGTCTGGAAATACAATTGTTTCTGCAACATATCTTCCATGTTCAACATTATCAAGTGGTGCATTTGAAGCCGCAGAATTAAGTAATAATTATTCCTTCTCATATTCATACACAACATATACAGTATCTAGAATTGATTCTTTAGGTTCAGTTAAAACTAGTGTTATTAGTGGAAGGACAGTTAGCGGAACAACAGTTGTTTTTGAAGTACTACCAACAAGTAAATTTAGAGTTTATACAAACAAAGAGGTTGATGAAACTGATGGTAATATAACAAAAAGAAGTGGCTATGTATTTGATACTAGATCACCAGAATTCTTACAAATAAAACCCGAAACACCAATAGAGCCATGTTGTAATTATCCATCAGATTATTATGATACTGGTGATTATATTATAACAGAGAAAGGTGAACTAATTGAAGTAATTGCTGTTGACTTAAATTACTGTAATATTAATATGTATTATAACATAAATGTTACAGGTAGTTTACCAACAAATTTAATTACATTTAATGGTAATTCAAATTACTTAGCATTACTTGAACATGAATACATTGGATTTGAAATAGTTAGTTCATCAATGCAACAATATTATACTAATGAGTATTGTACAACAGTACCATCAATCGCATCACTAGAAAGAAATTATTCAAACGTAATTACTGGTTCTCCAGCATATACATGCGTTGGATCATACCCAATAATAACACCACAACCAACACCAACACAAACACCAACACAAACACCAACATCTACACCAACACCAACACCTAGTTCAACTGCGACGCCAACTCCGACACCAACCGCAACGCCGATTCCGCCAACAGCAACACCAACTAGCACACCAACACCGACACCAACAGCAACACCTGCTGATGACTTCTGTGTTGATATTGTATTCACAGGTGCAACAGCAACACCGACAGCAACTGCTATTGTACCAACTGCAACACCAACCCCGACATCAACAACGATTGCGTCAACACCTACACCAACGGCAACAGCTATTGCCCCAACACCAACTAGTACCCCTACTTGTATGTGTATTAGATTAACAAATACAACAAACGACGATTTGTATATAACACTTACTCCTTGCGGTGGAAGCCCAATCTCTCAACTTGTTCCAAACGTTAATCTAACAAATGGAATTAATGTAGTAACAGAATGTGTAGTAACAGGTTCGGTTGAAGGACCTGTTCCAGGAATTACAGTAGTCTATTGTTCAGATATTTCTTGTGATGAGGAAGATGATTGTGGCACTTGCGGTTCAACGTCAACACCAACACCAACACCAACGGCAACAGCTATCGCCCCAACACCAACAGCAACAGCTATTGCTCCAACACCAACACCAACAGCAACCCAATCATTTAATACAACCTGGTTCTACACTAATGGAAGGATATGTGAAAATAATATCTATTGGTTGAATAACACACCACAAGAAGTTGCAGATTATATAAATCATGTACTGATAAGTCCTAATTCAAGTTATGGTGGGTCACAATATGCATATCCATCATCTCAAACATTAGGTGTTGGAACAGAAATATATAGTGGAAATATTACATACAATTTCTGTAGCTCATGTAATTTTACGGCGGTACAAACAGATTTTCCAGGAAATATAGACCGAAATGTATCTAACATAATTAAGGTTGTTAATGGTATAGTAACTGAATTCACCCCATTAACTTCATATACATTTAACGCAATTTCATGTCCTGTTACAATTTATAATATTAGTACTGGACAAACCAATCCATCGACAGAAGGTTGCACAGAATTGTCTGGTCCATATCCATATACAGCATATGGTAACAACTCAGATTGGACCGCAGTAACTAGATTCTATTCTGAAGCCAGTATGTCAGTACCATATTATGGACAAAATAAATATTATGGTAGCAACGACCCATCAAGTTCCGGAACAGAATTAAAAATAGATAATAATGGTAATGTTACAGACTCATACGCGTGTTAAAATATAATAAAAAATGTTAACTACTTTTACATATAACGGACATTATAACGGAAAACCTTCATGGCAAGGTAGCCTTAGTGGCGTTACATGTAATGTAAGATGGAATGGTAGTGATTATTGGACAATAAACCCTTGGCCATATGGTGGGGAACCTAGAAATTATACAACAACAGATCTACCAGATACTGGTTGGACAATTAATGGAACAAGTAGTGTAACATCAATAAACCTTAATTTAGGTAGTTGTCCGTTACCTCCAACACCAACCGCCACACCAACACCGACACCAACAACTAGTCCCACACCAACTCCTAGCCCTACTCCTAGTCCAACACCTAATTGTAATTTTGGTGTGGGTGTTAATATAGTTACAGCTACACCAACACCTACTCCTACACCAACTTCAGATTGTGCTTTTGAGGTAACCTCAAATGTTGTTACCGCAACACCAACCCCAACCCCAACGCCAACAGAAAACTGTGAGTTTGATTTAGGTGTTAATATTATTACAGCAACACCGACTCCAACACCTAGTCCTACACCAAACTGTGATTTTGGAATGGGGGTTAATATTATTACTGCCACGCCAACTCCAACACCTAGTCCAACACCAAACTGTGATTTTGGGGTGGGTATTAATATTATTACAGCAACCCCAACTCCAACAACGAGTCCTACACCAACGCCAAGTCCTACACCAAACTGTGATTTTGGGATGGGTGTTAATGTTATTACAGCTACACCAACTCCAACAACAAGCCCAACACCAACACCGACACCAACAGAAAATTGTGAATTTGGTGTGGATACCAATATTATTACAGCTACCCCGACACCGACACCAAGCCCAACACCAAGCCCAAGTCCAACGGAAACACCTACACCTACTCCAACCCCAACAGAAAATTGTGATTTTGGGATGGATATTAATGTGGTAACAGCAACCCCAACTCCAACGCCTACTCCAACACCAAGTCCAAGTCCAACAGAAACCCCAACACCTACTCCAACTCCAACAGAAAATTGTGATTTCGGAGTTGATACTAATATTATTACAGCCACACCGACTCCAACACCAAGTCCTTCACCTAGTCCTAGCCCAACACCAAGTCCTAGTCCTACACCGAGTCCTAGTCCAACTGAAACACCAACACCAACACCAACACCAACAGAAAATTGTGATTTTGGGGTTGATACGAATATCATTACGGCCACGCCAACTCCAACGCCTAGTCCAACACCAACAACTAGTCCTACACCAACGCCAAGTCCAACACCAACAGCAACTATTGATTGTGCTTTGGATACAACTGTAACACCAGAGTTAACTGAAGTGGTTAACTGTTTGGCTAATATGGAATTTATTGTTCAATATAGCCCAACAGTAGGCCCGTGTCCTGGTGGCCATGGTTGTAATGCTGCAACATTTTACTTAAGAGGTAATAACATTACAATCGGAACGGTTTATTTAAGTAATACTGGCGGTTCTAACGATCAATTCAACTATCCGGCTGGTGTAACAAGTGGTCCTGCTAGATATAATTCATTAACCTTAACAACGCAACAAGCTCAAGATATTGCAGCATCGTCCACAGGTGGTAATATAAACTTTTCATTAGTATGTGCCACACCGTTAAATGTGGATTATGGTTGGGGTCTGGGTGGTTGTCACACAAATGTAACTTGGATTACAATGAAGCTTAATACAGAAACAATTTATAGTGGCTGTCCAAATAATAATTTCTTAACTATAAACCCATGTACTGGGGTAATATCATAATATGGAAGTAATAATAACAAATAAAATTTTAACATATTCAAATGGTGGTTATACTATCGATGTAAATGATTTATTTACATTAAATGGTATTAAAGTTATGGTTAAAGAACTATTTACTTTAAACGATGAAATGTTTATTAGCTATATAGATGATCAGGATAATGGTTTATTAATAGAAAAAGCAAATGATTTCATTGAAAAAAATAAAAACTATTTTAATAGTGTTGTAAAATCAATAATCACAACAAATAACGAATCTGATTGTGGTTGCGGAAAATAAATAATAATGGCAAAGAAGTTTTACGTAAAGATTGTTTCTGGTAGTGACTTAGGTCCATATAATGTTTATTATGACCAAGTTAATTCGGCAAATCTTGCAACTAATTTTGATACATCATTTCTTGCCACAGGGGTTACACTTACAGAATTAACAGTAAACTTAGGTTTACATATTAGTGTTCCAGATGAGGCCACTAAAATAATTGTATACAATACTAATGCCAGGGTTATTGCGGAGTGTCAATCAAATATTGATGAGACTATTTTACCAACACCCACTCCAACATCCTCACCAACACCAACCCCAAGTCCAACAGCAACACCAACGCCTAGCCCAACACCAAGTCCTAGTCCAACGCCAACACCGTCTCCAACACCAAACTGCGAATTTGGTGTGGATACTAATATTATTACAGCTACACCAACGCCGACACCAACACCAACTGAAAGTTCGACACCGACGCCAACACCAACGTCAACACCAACACCAACGCCAAGTCCAACAGCGACACCTAATTGTTTATTTTTAATTGATACAACAGTTAATTATGCGCCAACAGATATATCGTTAAGTCACAATAGAATAAATGAAAATTCTTCAATTGGAACATTAGTTGGTTATTTATCAACAACATCAGGTGATAGTAGTGATACACATATATATTCTATAGTAAATTCGGCCCCTTTTACTATTAGTACTAATGGGTTATATAGTTCAATATCATTCAACTATGAGGCAACGACTTCATATACAGTAGCAATTCGCACCACTGATAGTGTTGGGCAATATTATGATAAACAATTTACAATTTATATTGATAATGTAAACGAAGCACCATATGGAATTCAAATTTCTGGTTCAATACCTGAGAACAGCGCCATTGGAACAACAGCTGGAACATTATCTACTTTGGATGTTGATGCTGGCGATACATTTACATATTCATTAATTAATACTGGTTCATATCCAGATAATAATAGTTTTGATTTAAGCTCTGGTGGTGTATTAACGTCAAAAGAAGTTTTTGATCTTGAAACAAAAAGCACATATCAATTAAACGTAAGAACAACAGATTCTGGAGGTTTGACATATGATGCTATTGTAATGGTACAAGTAACTAATGCAAACGAAGCACCAACAGGTATTGATTTATCATCGTCTTCAATATCTGAAAATGTTGCAACGGGAACAACTATTGGTACTTTTTCAACATATGATCCTGATGCTGGAGATACATTTACATATGTTTTTACCGATAATAGTTCTTATCCAGATAATGGTAGTTTTACTATTGTGGGCAATACTTTAAAATCTAAATTTGTATTTGATTACGAAACAAAAAATACATATCTTATAAGAGTTAGATCAACAGATGCTTTAGGGTTATATGTTGATGTTTCAATGTATATTTACATAACAGATGTTGTTATAACAGCATCTAGATCTTCAACAAATGTTTCATGTAATGGAGGATCTAATGGTACAATAACAATAACCAGTCCAAGTGGTGGTTCAGGTAGTTATACATATTCAAAAAACGGGTCTACCTATCAATCAAGTAATATATTCACAGGTTTAACAGCTCAAACATATGAATTATATGTTAAAGATTCAAATAATGAAGTTGGTCAATTAACATCACTTACAATAACACAACCATCATTAATAACTTTTACTGCAAGTGGGACACCGCCAACATGTAATGGTGATTCAAATGGCTCAATAACATTATCTAGTGTTAGTGGAGGTGTCGCACCATACACATATTCAATTGATGGTTCAACATATCAAGCTGGTTTAACATTTACTGGTTTAGCAAATGGCACATATACAACATACGTTAAAGATGCTAATGGGTGTGTTAGAACAAATACAACTGGTTTAAATAGAACACAAGTAAGTGCAACGATATCACAATCAAATGTGGCATGTTACAATGGAACAACAGGTTCAATTACAGTAAGTAATGGTAGTGGTGGTTCGGGGTCCGGTTATCAATCAAAAATTGGTTCTGGAGGAACATACGCAAATTTACCAGTAACGTATTCTAGTTTATCTTCTGGTGCATATACAATATATGTTAAAGATAGTTCTGATTGTGTTAATAGTTTTGGTGTAACTATAACTCAACCAGCGACTCCAGTTAGTGCTAATTCTGATACAAATATCGCACCAACTTGTTTTAACGATAGTGATGGGCAAGTAGCGTTCTTCGGTAGCGGAGGAACATCACCATACACATATTCAATTGATGGTGTTAACTATCAATCAAGTGGTACTTTTAATAATTTACCAAATGGAAACTACACTGGCTACGTAAAAGATGCTAATGGGTGTATTGCAACAATTGCAAGAAACATTAATAGAAGTGTACCAGCAGCGTCATATAGTATTAGTAATGTTTCATGTAATGGTGGATCAAATGGCTCAATAGCGGTGAGTAGTGGTACTGGTGGGTCAGGAACTGGTTACCAAGCAAAAAATGGCTCAGGAGGAACATACGCAAATTTACCAGTAACGTATTCTAGTTTATCTTCTGGTACATATACAATATATATTAAAGATAGTTCGGGTTGTGTTCAAACATACAATCAAACAGTAACACAACCAAGCGCGGTATCTATATCAGTATCTGGTACAAATCCAACATGTTGGAATGGTAGTGATGGATCAGCATCGGCTTCAGGTTCTGGTGGAACGGGTGGTTATACATATTCAAAAGATGGAACAAACTATCAATCTAGCGGGACTTTTAGTAGTTTGGGTACCGGATTTTATACAATATATGTCAAAGATAGTAATGGTTGTATAACATATGATTATGTATTATTATCTAGATCCGAACCAAATGCAACAATATCAGTAAGCAACCCCGATTGTAACGCAGGAACAGGAACAATCAATGTTTCTGGTGGTTATGGTGGTTCAGGTTCAGGATATCAAGCTAAACTTGGTTCAGGTGGTACATATGCAAACTTACCAGTAAGTTATTCATCATTAGGTGGTGGAACATACACAATTTACATTAAAGATGGTTCAGGTTGTGTTCAAACATATTCAGCAACCGTAACTATACCATCGGCAGTATCTGGTTCTATTACTTCAGCGTCATTCCCAACTTGTTATAACTCAACAAACGGATCGTTAACAATTCAGGGTGGTGGCGGTACACCAAATGCATCGGGGTACAAATATGATATTAGTAGTAATGGCGCACCATACTCATCATTAACAACATTTAAAGCATCACACACATTTAGTAATTTAGCTAGTGGCAATCACTCTATACAAATAATTGATAATAATAGTTGCTTTGCAATAGTCTCATACAATTTAACAGTATCAACACCAGAACTCGGATCAGTAACAGTTACCAATGTTTCATGTAATGGTGGATCAGATGGTTCTATTGCTGTTGCAACATTAAATGGTGGTTCGTCACCTAGACAAGTATCAATTGATGGTTACAATTATTATTATCCACCAAAAACATTTAGTAGTTTAGTGTCAGATACATATACACTGTATGTTAAAGATGCAAATGGTTGTGTTGCGGGATATGGTCAAGGAATAAGTCAACCAACCGCACAAACGGCGTCATTAATAATTATTACTAACCCAACATGTTCATCTCCAAGTTCTGGAGTTTTAGAATTGTCATCATCTGGTGGAGTATTTCCTAAAACATATAGATTATATGTTGATACAAGTTCACCATATAATACATGTGGAGGAGATTTGGTTGGAACATATAGCACTTCCACGTATGGTACAACATTTAATGTTAGCGACTTAACATCATATGGTTATTGCCTAGAAGTTACAGATGCTAATGGTTGTGTAACAAATAGTGGAGTAACAGCCATTTCACCACCAGTAACATTCTATAGGTATGAAGTGCTAAACTGTGGTAATTCTGGTCTTCTTCTTATGACATCTCCTGATTTATTACCAAGTCAATTCTTAGGAAAATCTGTTAAAATAGATAATATATGTTACCAAATAAATTATTTAGCAGACACCGTGTGTTCTACTGAAACACTACACTTGATTGATGGGCAATATTCAGGGATATATAATACATGTAATGATTGTACTGGAGGAGGTCCAGGACAGATACTTTAAAAAAAACAAAATAAACAGATATTTATAATAAAAAAAGAAGACAATGCAAATTACATTCACATTAAGTCCAAGTTATACAGGAGCAACATTTGTTGCTGGTCCTTTTAACATTTCGGGTACAACTAGCGCAGGTACATCATATTGGTTAGCAACTGGTGTTACAAAAACAGAATTAACAACTGGTTATTCAATTAATACAGTTTATGAAACATTAACAGGTGGTACAATTGCTAGTACTGGCACATGTTCAACAACACAACCTTGGTATGTTACGGCGCCAAGCCCAACACCAACACCAACAGCAACAGGTAGTGGTGCAACATTATATGCATTACAACTTCAGGGTCCATACAATTCATGTAATAATGCATGTAGTCAATTCAACGGAAACCCTTCATATTCAATATTCTATGGTACTGAATCTAGTTTTAATGCTTTAGCATCATTACAGGGTACTTTATACACACAAAATGTTGCTGATCCAAGTAACTATGCATCAGTAGGTTATTACTATCATACTTCTGGTTATATAATGCAAATTGCAGGATTTGATGGGGTAGTTAGTTCTAGTGTTCAACTATGTGGTGGAAATAACGCTTGTGGCGGTGGTGTGACACCTTAACTAAATTTATTTTTAATAAAATTAAAACCCCTTTATTTAAAGGGGTTTTTTATTTAAATTTTTAATTATTGTATTTATAGTAATATGGGATTAAATATAAGATTATATGGGATCAATTCACCCAAAGCGTTTACCTTATCATATAAGATAGGTAAGACTGCTGGTGATGAATCTGTTATAGCAACAGGATACACATCTTATGGATCATTATATCCCGCTAGTACTTCTAGAAATTATACTGATAACCCAATTATATTTACAGATGCATCGTTTGATACACAATATTGGTTTAAATTAACATATACTGGTGATACTGGTGATGTTAATTATGTTATTGAAAATATATTTACAAATGAAGCAGAAGTTTATGATAATTGTATAAATTATTGTTATTTCCCTAATGCTGGTTCAGCATCATTTGTACCACCGCCAACACCAACACCAACACCGTCATCACCTCCGTGTGATTTCTCTGGTGGAACAGCAACGGTTGTTATTGGGCCTACCCCAACACCTAATCCAACTGCCACACCAACTAATACACCAACTAATACACCTACACCAACGCCAACGCCAACGTCAACAACTAATGTTAATGTTGATCCAACATATTATTATTATGCAATGGGTGATTGTACGGATATGAGATATTCATATACCGCATCAACAATCACTGGATTTAGTGCACCAATACAGGTGCCAGGTTGTGCTACATTAGCAGAAATTGGAACACTTTCATTACAAAACCCAGCAACAACATCATATACCGTATCTAATCCATTAGACCCTTGTGGTTTTGGTAGTGGGTATGTGGGAACAACGATTGCTAGAAGTTCAACTGGAATAACGGAAGGTACGGTGTATACAATAGGTTCACAATGTTTATCTGTTATTGCTGTTGAAACCCAATATGTTACAGGATGGACAGTTAATTTAGATAATTATACAGCTGTTGGTATCGGTAATGCTGCTTGTACATCATGTGATCCACCATTTACCGGATTTACAATAACCGGATACAGTGGTGTTACATGTGATACCGGTGCAAATGTAATAGCATACTCTTTATTAGGTGGATTTACCATGGGTAATGTTTATGGAATACAAATGTATAGCGGAGGAACAGCAACAGGTTCGCGTATATGCATGACATTAAATGCAAACTTAGGTCCGCAATTTGTTATTGAAGATCCTGAAACCGAAGGTATCACTGGATATCAAATTAGTGATGCTGGACCAGCGACATTCCCACCTACATTTAGTGGATACACCAATTGCACAGCATGTAACAGTGTCGTTCAAAAATATATGATTACTGGTGATAGATGTGATACCACAGGTAGCGTTACAATATGGTCAGCAACTGCACCAACGGTGGTAAGTGGAAATACAATTACGGTGAACATTGCTGGAACTCCAGTATGCTTCCTTGTAACACAGGCAGATCAATTTACTTCTGTGGTTTATAATGATTTAGGTTATACAATAGCTGATACGGGTTGTAATTGTAATGGAAATACCGGAGGAGGTAATATTAATGTTGCTAACATTGATTTCGCGCCATCACAATTCTCAAATACGGGAGGTGAGTGTCAAAGTCCACAGTCCTCATACTATACTGAGACCACATCAACTGAAATGCAGTTAACATTTAAAGACGCAAGTAATAATCAGGTAACACCTAATGCTACTGTTCAGTATCGAGTTAACGGAGGCACATGGGTTACACTACCGGTAACATCATCAACAGTATCTTTTTCAGTAACGTTAATATATGGGGATAATACTAACTGTAGTCTTGGCGGATCTTATGCTGACACGTTAGATATAAAAGTTGGAACAATAACCGTTGAATATTACACCGCAGGAAGTAGTTAAATTAAAATATAATATTTATAGAATATGGCATATACAGCATTAGTAAGTTTAGGTTCAACAATAGGTATAGGAATAACATCTGTTAAACTATACGAATGTACAGGTAATAATAGTGGATGCACCGCATTATCGAACTACAGTAATGTTCCTGTGTCATCATTTAACCCAACTTATATAGTTACCGGAATAACCGATGGTAAAACATGGCTTAAAGTAGAACCTGTAGGTGCTTGTAGTGGAACAACACAAAACTTACAAGTTTCAGGTTTCCCTGGCCCAACAGCAACACCAGCACCGACAGCAACACCAGCACCGACAGCAACAGCTGGTCCTGGTCCAACAGCAACGCCAACACCAACAGCAACTACAGTTGTACCAACACCAACCCCGACAGCAACAGCTGGTCCTGGGCCAACAGCAACACCAACACCAACAGCAACTGAAACACCATATTATTTACAATTAAGTCGTTGTGATTCTGCGCCTAATACAGTAACAGGATGGACATTAAATGCGTTCACACAATCACAAATACAAGTTGGTGAAATATTCTACTCTGCTGGTGGATATTATTATCAAGTAATTAATTATCAAATAGCACAGCCAAGTCCTGCGGGTACATTAGAGGGTACCAAAGCATCATCAGAATATCAAACTTGTTCTGATACACCAAATGCGTATGTTGCACCACCACCAACACCTGGGGTTTCAATTTTAGTACATACTGGATCAACATTTAGCGGTAGCGCAGCACCTTGTGCAATGTATGAATCAGATATTGCAACAAACAGCGTAACACTTTATCTAAGTGGACATACAATACCTGCAAATGGTGATTATGCATATGATACAAACGTATGTGTTACAACATTTGTTGGTGACGGAACATATTATGCGGTATTGGCAAATAGTTCAAAGTATACAATGACAATTGGACCAACAGGATATATAAATAACGTTATTCAATGTGGCGCTATACCAACCGCAACACCAACACCGACTCCTAGTCCAACACCAACATCGGTAGTGTTATATGGATTATTTAGATCACAAGGATTATCAACGTTTAATGGTCATTGTGAAAACAACTATACAACCAATGCTCAATTCTATGGTGTAACAACATCACCTAATAGCTTATATGGAACTATTGTGTATGCAGATACAGAATACACACCATTTGACGGAGGTGGATTATTTTACGCTTTAGGTACTGATAGTCAATCTAATACAAATGATTTACCATACTATTCAATACAAATTATTAGTACTGGTGAAGTAACTAGTGTACAATATCTAACAAGTTGTGGTGGTAGTTCTCAAGCATAATATTAAAACAAAAATGGACATAAAATATGAGTTTTTTAAATAGTAATAATTCAGAGTTCTTATCTGCAAGAATAACAAGAAGAGGTAGACAATCTATTGCTGAAGGTAATTTTAATATAAAATATTTTCAGATCGGAGATTCTGAGTTTGACTATAATGGTAAATTTAGTGGATTCACTGGTGCAATAACCGGTGGAACTAGAGCCCCACACCAAAGAATTTTTGCGCCAGTTGACGGCGATCAACATGTTAAGTATCCATACCTAATTGATGCTAATGAAACAATTAATTTTGGTAATGCAGCACAACAATCATATGTTGACACGTTAAAAAATCCAATGGGTCCTGCTGGATTTGTTTCACAGTATGTACCATATAATGCTGATCCATGCACAGGTTCAACTATTGAATGTTTAAGCAAAAAAATAGATTTATCTGTAATTGGTGGTGGAAGTATCTTATCAGTTACTGGAGCCACAGATTTTTCAGAATGCCAATATATTACATTAGTTTTTAAAGCTGATTTTGTTGGATCGGAATATACCATAAGTGGAAATACACAAAGTTTAGTTTATAAAATAACTGGTACTAGTGCAAATGAAATTTATTTGGATAGAAATATGCCTAATTTTTCTGGACAAACAGGAACAGCTAGAGTGGTTTGTAATAAATGTAAATTAGAGTATCCACAAGAAACTGAAGTTGCTGATGTTTGTTCACCAGTAGCACCTGATAATTTAGCACAACACGATCCATGGCAATTAGATTTAGTTTGGACTGACGAGCCAGCTGGTTTAGACACATTAAGTGATGATGAGTATATTTCTGGTTATACTGGATCTCAATTCGCATCATTAAAAGAATATCTTGGTTACACATCAAACACAGGTCAAACATTTACAAATACAACTGGTGGCACAATATCTAATCCAACATCATATACAAATACATTTGGAGAAAAAGTTGATGTTAAACCAGCTAACCAAAGAGCAATAGCTGTTATTCATTTTTCTGAATTGGGTGATATTGTTAATGATCCAGAAAGATTCTTTAAATATGATGACTATATTGCTCATGGAACAATCGATAATCAAACATTATATGGAGAACAAATATCTGACGCAGAATATTTCGAAGTTTATATCCCATTTTTATTATATCACAGAAACACTGGGTCTACAATTGGAGCAGTATTTACTATGGGTACAACTGATTATTATGTATCATCCGCGGTAAATAATAAACCAAACACTAATAACCTTAAATTTAGATTCTTAGTCGATCAACAAGGTGTTAATGTTGGTAAAGTATTCGTTGATAAGAAAATAATTGTTTTTGATGATCAAGAATTGGTTGCGGCATTAGAATACAAAACAAATAGAAAGTGGACATTACCAGCACCAAGATTTAGCACAGTACCAGTTGACTTACCGACATTCTATGATTTAGATCCGGTTATTCTATCTGGTGAAACCGCTTGGGTAACTTATATGTTTCAAAATACCTCAACAACAGGTATTACTGGTATGCATTGTAATTACTATGGTGAAATTACTGGATCAACAAATTCTAATATTGGTTTTAAGTTTAATACTGGTGAATTTAAATTTCTAAGTGATAGTTCACAATTTACAGGTTTCACAGCTAATAAGTTTTACGCATTAGTACAAGTGCCACAACCTGGAGAAAAACCTTCACCAAACGATTGGACCTTAATTGATTTAACATCTCAAATATCTGGTCACACTGTGGGTAATTTAATAAATAAAACAAATATGTGTGGTTATCAATTTGTTGTAACCGGTGATATGATAACTGCCGGAACACCATATAATATTGAATCATTCTTAGGAAGTTTACCTGATAAAACACAAACAACATCACCACAATTTGGTGACCCTCAACCATTTCCAGGTAGTATTAAGTTAACTAGAGCAACAGATGTTCAGGTTTTAAATTTTATGGTAAATCTACCATCTTCACAATTTATTACCACACAAAATCCAACATATGTTACTGGTCAACAAAAAAGAATCACTGAAGTTGCTTTATTAAATGATAATAAAGAACCGTTAGTAATGGCTAAGACCCCGAAACCAATCCAAAGAATTGGAAATCAAGTGTTTTCTGTTAGATTAGATTTCTAAAAGGCTTTACAATAATTTTATTTTTCCATATAATTGATATATGGAAGTAAAACTTAAAAACAAGTCCAAGATCCTTGGGCTAGATATTAGCACAAAAACTATTGGGTTTGCGTTATTTGATTTGACAGGTAAAAACTTGTTAGAGTTGACGCATTTTTCTCCAAAGATTAAACCACAGCCCCAAGACAAATTAGAAGAATTACTTAAGAAAGCTGAGGCGTTTCATAAAAAATTAGAGGACTATAAGAACATGGGTATAGTTAAGGTTATTATTGAAGAACCTTTATTAAACTCAAATAACGTCTATACTGTTGGTACATTATTACGTTACAACACGATGGTGTGTAGATCAGTGTATGATATTTTTGGAATTGTTCCAACTTTTATTTCAACATACAACGCAAGAAAATTTGCATTCCCCGATCTAGTTGGCCCTAATGATAAAGGTAGAAATGTTTTATTTGGTGGCTACGCAAAAGATATAGATAAGAAACATGTGATTTGGGAACATGTAAATGCAGTGTGCCCAGATGTTAAATGGCTATATGGTAAATTAAACGTATTGAAAAAAGAAAATTATGATATGGCCGATGCCGCAACTGCAGTTATTGGTTACATTAATATGATAAAAGAAACAGAATAAATTTATTTAAAAAAAAGAATATGACAGAACAAAAAACATTTAGTAGAATGAAAGATGGGAAGATCGTCCTAGAAGACGTAATTTATGATAGTAGTTTTGGTAAAAGATCGATTATATTAAATCCAAAAACAGGAAACAGAATCGATTCAATTAGAATTGGTGAAACATCATATTATCCAGTTGGTCAGGTAAAGAAAAAAAATATGGCAACTAATGTTTCATAACTAAAAGAAATTTACTTATATTTAAGTAAGTAGGCGGAAATGTGGTGAATAACTGCATTTTGGTTTAGTCCTCAGAGGGTGGTGTCTCTGGGGATTTTTTTTTGTCAAATATTTTATCTATATTTAACCCATGGCAACAATTGACACCGAATTCGAACCTATTATTGAAATCCTGGAAGATATGCTAGGGGATTACAAGCTACATAATGACCACAAAGGTCAAATATCCTTTGATTGCCCCGTGTGTTCTTATGAAATCAAGGGTTTAGATGAGGGTGACGGTAAAGGTAACTTAGAAATCAATTACAAATTAGGGGTATATAAATGCTGGTCTTGTAGTGAAACAAATAACACAAAGGGGCCTTTATATCGACTAATTAAAAAATATGGTAACAAAAAACAAATTCAGTTTTATGAATTAATGAGACCTGAAGAGGTTGATACAACACTACCTAAACCAAAGATTCTAAAGGGATTACCTAATGAATTTATATCATTTATAACGGCGTCATTAGGGTTAAAATTAACACATCATTATAAAAAGGCATATAACTATATCAGAAGTAGGAATATAACTGATGAGATGCTAGCGAAATATAATATTGGTTTTGCATATGACGGTGAATATGCAAACAGAATTATCATTCCATCATATGATTCTGAGAACAAATTAAATTATTTTATTGCTAGGTCATATCTACCTAGAACTAAAATGAAATATAAAAATCCTGATGTTCAAAAAGAAATCATTATCTTTAACGAACATTTAGTAAACTGGGATGAACCCATTTATTTAGTTGAAGGGGCTTTTGATAGTATTTTTGTTCCAAATTCAATACCCTTATTAGGTAAGGTTATGGGAGAATTTTTATATTCTAAAATATATGAAAAAGCAAAAGAATTAATAATAGTACTAGATGGTGACGCGTGGAACGATGCAGAAAAATTATTTCATAGGTTAAACAATGGGAAACTATTTTTAAAAGTATGGGTGGTTAAAATGCCAGAAGATAAAGATATCGCTGATTTACAAGGAAACTTTGAAAATTTAAATAAAATACAATTAGACTAACATGGATTTACTATTAGAATTAAACAAATTTGATCACATCAAATATCATGATGAACCTCACCATTATTACATTGGTGATCGTTTATTAACATCAGCAACAACATTTATTGGACAGTTTAAAAACAAATTCGATAGTGATGGTCAAGCGGAAAAATATGCAAAAAAGCATGGGTTAATTAAAGAAGAGGTATTATCGGAGTGGGATCACAAAAGAGATTACAGTACCATTAAAGGTAGTGCTGTACATGATTATGCTGAGAATCATTGGAATAATAAGATATTTCCTTATGATCCAGCACCAGCGTTGAATAGATTTGGTGAAGATATTGTTAGGCCAGCATATGATAAATGTGTTAAGCTATTTGATCAATTCTATCAAGATAGCCGAGCTAATCTGGTACCGATTAAAAATGAGTTTATTGTTGGTGACGAAGAATTGGGTATTTGCGGGATGATTGATCAATTATTTTGGAACAAAAAAACAAATCAATTACAGATATGGGATTGGAAAACAAACAAAGCAATCAATACCAAGAGTGCTTTTGGTAATAGATTCAAAAGGCCAATTTCACATTTAGAAGAGTGTGAATTCAATAGCTATAGCTTACAGACAAGTCTTTACAAATATATGATTGAAAAAAACACCAACCTTAAGATTGGTGATTTATATTTCGTTTGGTTCTTTGAGGGAAACGAAACATATAAGGTTTTCAAATGTCTAGATATGCGTAGAGAAATTGAGGATATGTTTAAATATGGAGCATCATGATAAAAAAAATAATACACATTGCGGATTTACATATTCGCACAATACAAATGCATGATTTGTATAAAGAACAATTTGAAAAATTGTTGATGGAAATTAGAGTTAAAGTTTTAGGTTGGAAAGATGAAGGTATGTCGCATCACGAAATTAGAATTGTTATTGCAGGTGACATCGCGCATCAAAAAATTAATATATCAAATGAACAATTACTTTTAACTAGTTGGTTCTTAAGGGAATTGACTGAATATGGTAAAGTAGTTATCATTCCTGGTAACCATGATTTTTTAGAGAACAATACACAACGTATGGATAGTATAACCCCTGTTGTTGAGTTATTAGATAACGATAATATTGTTTACTATAGAGATATGGGTGTTTATCCTGATGAGAATGTTAACTGGGTTGTGTATTCGTTATATCAACATAATCAGAGACCAGACTTTAAGAACACAGAAGATATGCTAAACGTTGGCTTATTTCACGGTGCTATACAAGGAATGTCAACGGATCTTGGATTTAAGTTTGAAGATGGTTATGACCGTTTAAATTTTGTTGGTTTAGACTTACTATTGTGTGGTGATATACATAAAAGACAAACATTTAAATTACCTAGCGGCGGTTTAGCTGTAATGATTGGATCACTAATACAACAAAATTTTGGTGAAACAATTAATCATCATGGTTATGGGGTATATGATGTTGATACAAATGATTACCAATTTCACGATTTGCAAAATGCAAAACCCTTTATGCATTTTAGTATATCAGACATAAAAGACATAGAAAATGAAAAAGAAAATCTCATTAATGCTGGATGATGAGTTCGTTCGGTATTGTGAACTAAATAAAATTACTGACATGGACTCTCTTGCTAAAAAAACATTTCAGCGAGGGTTTACCATTCTTAAATTCGGTGAGACTCCAGTTACCGCAAGAGGTAAGGAAATCATTGTTGAAAAAGAAGTCATAAGGGAAGTGGAAAAAATTATTGAGGTTGAAAAAATAATTGAAATAATAAAAGAAGTACCGGTAGAAAAGATTATTGAGATTATAAAAGAGGTTCCGGTAGAGGTTAAAGGTAAAACACAAATAATAACAAAAGAGGTTATTAAAGAGGTACCAATTGAAAAAATCGTTGTTAATGATGAGGAAAATAAAAAATTAAAAGAAGAAAATAAAAAATTAAAAGATGAATTAAATAAGATTACGGAATCTCTTGAAAAAATGAATAAAGCGAGATATCTTAAAGGAAGTGATCTTAATAATTTGTATGAAGAATAAAATTTAAATATATGATTAGTATTATTGTTTTGTGGGCATTCATGGGATATGGATTAACCACCATTTTAGTTTATGGTTCAATTTTCGAAGTACCAAGAGAACGGATTAAGAAAAATTCAAAGTTCTTTGGTGACTTGATAAAATGCGTAATGTGTACATCAACATGGGTTGGGTTCTTTATGTCTATAGTTTTGGGTGGATTATCCACTAGGATCTTAGAAACTCACTGGGTACTATCAATATTCTTTGATGGAATGGCTACGTGTGGGATGGTTTGGGCTATTAATGGTATCGTGGAATTTTTTGAAGAATCCAGGATTAAGTAATTTTTGGTTTTTAAAAATTAAATTGTAATTTTAACTTATGGAGAATCCTTTTATAAAAGTTGAGTGGGAAGACGTTGCTGAAAATTTCACACCAGAACGAATCAAACGTGTTAAAACGTACTTTCAAACAAAGTACAACACAACACATGTGCAAGTTATCACAAAAACTTTAAGTCAGAAGCAGGATACTAGACTTAAGACCCTAGAGGTAAGTGATAATATATTAGATAATCAGTTTCAAAAGAAATTGATGAAAGACTTCCTAAGTGAAAACGATGTTCAAATTAAATGGGAATTAGTTGACAGATTGGATAACCGTGTTAATGATGAAATAAGTAAAGAAAACGAAAACAAAGTTAGATACAATAAATGGTTTATTAAGAAAGTTGAATTTTCTAACTTCCTTTCATTTGGTGATAACAATGTAATTGATTTTACAAATTTATCTGGCATTACAGTAATTGAATCTAACCCCAGAAATTTTGGAGGTAAATCAACATCTAGTGTTGATCTGTTGATGTTTTTATTCTTTAATTCAACAACCAAAACCAAAACAAATAGTGAAATTTTTAACAAGTTTACGGATGTCGATACGGTATCAGTTAAAGGTTATATCACAATTGATGGTGATGAGTATGTGATTGTTAGAACTTTAACAAGGAAGAAATCTAGATCTGGTGACTACACAGTTAAAAGTGAATTAGAGTTCTTTAAGGAAAAAGAAGATGGTGAATTAGAAAATTTAACTGGGGAACAAAGAAGAGAAACAGAAACATTTATTGCGTCAGCAATTGGAACCGAGGAAGATTTTTTATCTACAATTCTTACAACTGGTTATAATCTAGAAGAACTTATTGAATCCAAACCAACAGCTAGAGGCCAAATCCTGACTAAATTTTTAGGACTTGAGTCCCTAAAGCAAAAAGAAGAGGTGTGTAGAGTCATTTATAATGATTGGGCTAAAAAATTAATTAGCAACAATTATAATATTGCTCAATTACAAAATGATATAACATCTTATAGTGAAAATATTGTTAATCTTAATAATGATATAACAACGCGTACCCAACTATTGGGTGAGTATAATATTACTCATAAACAATTAGAAGAAAGAAAGGAACATATTCTTGGGTTAAGATCCAATGATATTGATCAGGAGTTAATTAGAACAAATCCAACATCACTAGAAAAAGAAATTTCTCTTTTAAAATCACAAAAGGAAACAAACCAACAAAATGTTGATAGTGTTTCTGTTGTTGAACCATCTCGTTACTATCTTGAAGAGGAACATAATCAATTGAAAGAGAAAATGAATCAATTGGTGGTGGAGAATCGTTTAGGTGAAAGAGAAAAAGCAGATAAAGAGAAACATATCAAGTTATTGGAAGAAGGTAAGATATGTCCAAAATGTAATAGACCATTAGATGAGGTTGATCATACAGATGAGATTGAGGAAACTAAAAAAGAGATTGAAGAAATCAACAAGGACAGAGGAAACAATGACAAAGAACTTGAAGATTTAAAGAAACAATCTGAATCTTATGAAGCTTTAAAAACTGAGTTTGACACTTACGAGAGAAATAAACTTCGTAAAGCTAGATATGAGTTAGAAGTTGAACAGAAGCAGGTTGAGATCAACGCTAAACAGCTTAAGTTAGATAATTACGAAGCAAACCGTAAAAAGTTAGAAGACAATCAAAAGATTGATACTGAATTAGTTACATTAAGAACACAGATCGAAAGTTTAAATGGTGATATTAGAATATCAACAACAACAATTGAGAGAAATAAAAATAACATCACTTCATTTGAAGAAAAAATTGGTATTAACAATGATTTAATCACTAAGATTAAGGCTGAAGAAGAATTACAAGGTGTGTTTAAAACATATCTATTGGTTTATGGTAAGAATGGTATATCAAAAACAATTCTTAAGAACATGATACCACTTATCAACCAAGAATTGAGTAGATTACTATCTGAAAGCTGTTACTTCATTTTAGAATTGAACATTAATGATAAAAACGAATTAGATTTCATAATGATCGATTCTGAAACTAGAATTGTTAAACCATTAAATGCTGGATCTGGTTACGAGAGGACAATCGCATCATTGGCATTAAGAAGCGTTTTAACGAAGGTTTCTTCATTACCTAAGCCGAACATCGTTGTGATGGATGAGGTCTTTGGTAAGGTCGCAGATGAGAATTTAGAGATGGTTGGGGAGTTCTTTAAGAAAATTAAGAATTACTTTGAACATATCTTCGTTATTTCACATAACCCATTGATCAGAAACTGGTCAGATAATCTGATCATGATTAAGAAAGAAGAAAATGTATCATCAATAGAATATATCAGTACTAAAATTTCTTAGTTTAGTCGACTAATGATGGATTCCATACTATTTATCACTATGGAATGTACTAATGGTTATATCTATCTTTTAACAGATAGTAGAAATGGTAAACAATATATCGGAAAACATGTCGGCACTAATAAAAATTATTTTTCAGGTGGTCTTATACCAAATAAAATAGCTAAAAAATATGGGAAAGATGTTTTTACTAAGGAGATAATTGAAAATAATATTGTAGATGAAAAAACATTAATGGATAAAGAAATATATTATATTAAAAAGTATAATACGTTTAATAATGGTTATAATTTAACTGAAGGTGGCGATGGTGGAGGTTCTTGGATATTAAAAAAAACAGAAAATGAAAAAGAAAAAATATCTGAAATAAAGCGTAAGAAAAATATTGGTAGAGTTTTTTCAGACAATACTATAAAAAAAATGTCATTGGCTAAAAAAGGTATTCCATTAAGTGAAGAACATAAAAAAAACATCAGTAATGCACAATCCGGTAAAAACCACCCATGGTTTGGTAGAAAGCATAGTGATAAAACAAAAGAAATATTATCAGAAAAACGAAAAGGAACAAAAAATCAAAAACATTCTGATTTTATGAAAAAAAATAACCCAAGAAAATTGTCTGTTTCAATAAATGGGTGTATATTTGACTCAATACAAAATGCTTCAAATATTTTAAATGTTCCAAGGCATGTTGTAAAACAAAAACTAAATTCAGTAAATTATCCTGATTGGATTAAAATTAAAAGACATGAACTCTAAAATTTTACAAGACTTTAACCTTTATAGTAAATCAAAAGGTATTAGCTCATTAAATCTTCATTATTATAATCAAAAAATTGAAGACAGTATGACACCATATGTTTTAGAAGAAAGACAAATGAATGTTACTCAAATTGATGTTTTTAGCCGACTTATGCTTGAAAGAATTATTTGGGCATCTGGCGAAGTTAATGATCACATGTCAACAGTTGTGCAGGCTCAGTTAATGTTCTTGGATAGTTTAGATAATAATGACATTACTATGCATATTGATAGTCCAGGTGGTTCTGTTAAATCAGGATTATCTATGGTTGATGTAATGGAATATATTAAATCTGATATTAGAACTATTAATACAGGTATGGCAGCATCTATGGGATCAATTCTATTGGGTGCCGGTACAAAGGGTAAACGTGGTTCATTGAGATTCTCTAGAACTATGTTACACCAATCATCTGGTGGATTCAGAGGTAATATTCAAGATGCCAAGATTGATATGATTGAGTGGGAAAAATTAAATAACATCCTATTTGATTTGTTGGGTGAGTATTGTGGTAAGTCTGGAGAACAAGTTAAACAAGATGCATCAAGAGATTTATGGTTATCAGCAGACGATGCTTTATCATATGGAATCATTGACGAAATCGTTAAGAAAAAATAATTAGTTTTTGTGTGTTCATTTTTGTGTATGAGGGAAGTCCTAAAAAGGCTTCCCTTTTTTTTATTATTTCTTTATACTTATTATTAGACCTTGTGGTTGAAGTCGAAGTGTCCTTGAGGCATTTGAGTTGGAATTGATACCAACGAATTCGGGTTCAAATACAAAAAAAATATAAGGAAAATGAAACAATCAATTTGGACAACGTCGTTGTCACAACCTCAGTCATTTATTACCAAGGGTAAAAAAAGACTTAAACAACACACAGATACCGTTTATCTTAAAAACGGAGATGAGTTTGAAATCGAACTCTACAATCCAACAAACAATAAAGTATTAGCAAAAATTGAATTGAATGGTAATTCTATCGGTTCAGGTATTATTCTACGTCCAGGCGAAAGAGTATTCCTTGAAAGATATCTGGATGAAGCAAAGAAATTCTTGTTTGAAACTTATTCTGTAGCTGGAAATAACGAAGAAGTTAAAGAAGCAATTGCTAATAATGGTGATGTGGCGATCAAATTTTATGATGAGATTAAGCCAACAACGTACATGGGTAATAGTGGTACATTAACTGTTAATAATTATCCGTTTAGTTATACAACAAATACTGCAACGCCTAGTTATAATAACATTTTTACCACAACATCGACAGGTACAAGTACATTTTACAACACTTCATTAACAAGTGGAACTTCGTTTAGTACCTCAAATACATTCCTAAATAATTCAGATAAAGTCAAAAAATCAACAAGACAAGTTGAAACGGGTAGAGTTGAGAAGGGTTCTGGGTCTGACCAAACCTTCATATACAGCAATTCAACGTTCCAAAGTTGGGCTTCAACCACTAATTGGTGGAAAATTATGCCAGAGTCTGTTAAGTTAAAAACTAAGGAAGATCTGGTTACTTACTGTACAGAATGTGGTAGTAAGAGGAAAAAGGATAACCATAAGTTCTGCCCACATTGCGGAACAAAATTCTAATAAAATAATTACAAGGTCTTACTCTGAGGTCACTTTTTGTGACCTCTTTGTATTTATAGTAAAACATAAACATGAAGATCAATAAAACCAACATTCTACTAGTTTTAATAGCTTGTCTAGCGGCGTATAGTATTTTTCAAGGAAGTGGTATCAAAACCGATGTGGCTGGCTATAATGCTAAAATAGATTCGATCCAAAATGAGATTGATTCGGTTCAGGTAATTAATGAAAAATTAACCGAACAAATTGTTACAATTGATAAAGACATTAATAAAGTTGATGCAAACATCAATAATGTGACGAAAAACATAACCTTAATTAAAAACGAAACAGATGAAAAAGTTAATATTGTTAACACTATTGGTAACACTGAGCTTGAGCAGTTATTCACAGACAGATACTCTAAATAAGCAAGACACAACTAAGGTTATATTATCAACTAGAGTCGCTAGATTAGTATACCAGGACTTACTTCGTTATGATGGAGCCAAGTTAGAAATCATCGAATTAAAAAAGGTGATTGGGTTAAAAGATGATCAAATTAATCTATTTAAACAAAAAGATACCTTAAAGGATCAAAAAATAGGTAACCTAGAACTTATTATCACAAAGAAAGATGAACAATTTTCTTTAGAAAGAGCTAAGTCTGATGGTCTATTAAAGGAACTAAAGGGGCAAAGAAGAAAAACATTTATCTATAAGGTTGGCTCATTTATTGGTGTTATAGCAACATCAATCTTACTACTTAAATAATATGAAAAAATTATTAGATGTTCGTAACATAATAATACTATTATTAATCACTTCAACAGCACTTGTTGCCATAAATCCTAATGGAATTATGCCAAACAGAACTGAATATCACGAAATAATTGATTCTATTCCTTATCCGGTACACGATACACTACCTTTTGAAGTGGAGGTAGAAGTAGAGGTTGAAGTCCCAGTTGAAGTTCCTGTTGAAAAACTAGTAGAGGTGTTGGTATATCAAAAAGTGGATACCGCAGAAATAATAAAAAAATACGCACAAAAAATAGAACAGAAAGAGGTTGTGGCCGTGGTTCCAGATGCTACTGTACAAGCCAAGCCAGTAACTAAAACGGTGAGAGATACTGTATATACAAAGGAGCCACCTAAAACTACTTATTACCTAGGCTTTGACGCCAAATTTGACGACCCTAATTATGTTAAGCTTCTTGGTTTCGGTTTATTAATTAAAGACAAACGAGAAAGAATATATAGGGTTAGTGGAGGTGTTGAGAATAGAATTAGTTTAGACAGAACAACAGGGGTTTTTGCTCCATATGTTGGGGGTGGTGTATACTGGAAAATCGGTAGTAAAAAATAATTTAACATCTATACATTAAAATGAATTTTATGCTTATATTTAAGCATGGGTTCATTTATTCTTTTTATTTTTGGGGCGTTTGAAGATCATGAGGAATTGCAATTCTTTTGCTTAGAGCACTTTACAAAGGTTTCGGAGTCTGGCATTAAATTTGTCATAGAAAGTGGTGGTAATTGTGTTATCATTTTTGAAACAGAAAAAGATAGGGAAACCCTTATAAAAGACGTTAAAGAAACACTATCGATTGAACATATTAAATTTTATTTAATGTTTGAAAAAGACAAGGTGTTTTTAGCCGAGTTACCAGAAAGTCTAAATAATTTCATTTTCAAGCCAGCCGAATCGAATAAGGAAGACTCAGTCCCAATTAAATTTCACGTATCTTACATTGAACAAACATACGATTTGGATGAGATTTTAGACAAGATTCAGATCAGTGGTGTTGAGAGTTTGACAGAAGGGGAAAAGAAATTTCTCGATGAATTTGGAAAATAGTTTTTTTATCCTTATTTTAGCATAATAATAACCTTTGCATGAAAAAGACAGCACCCATCGTTAAAACTGAAGAAATTCAGTACTATTTAAAGGATTTAAAGAAAATCCCTGTCATCTCTCACGAAAGAGAGTATGAAATTTTCAAAAGTTTAAAAGAAGATAAGGATCTGAGTAAGGCTGATCGACAGAAATTAATTGATGAGGTAATCAAAGGTAATTTACGTTTTGTTATTTCTGTTGCGAAAACATATCAGAATCAAGGTTTAGATATTAGTGATTTAATATCTGAAGGCAACATTGGTTTAATTAAAGCAATTGAAAGATATGATTTAACATCTGGATTTAAATTCATATCATACGCGGTATGGTGGATTAAACAACAGATATTGTATTCATTAAACGAGTATTCAAGAACGATCAGAGTACCATCTAATATAATTCAGGATGCACAAAAAGCTAAAAAACAAGGAGCTAAAGATGAAGACAAATACTTCATCGAATATTCTGAAGTTTCATTAAGTGGCATACCAACAACGGTAGATTTGTTTAGAGAGATAAATGAAGATGGGGACACGCTATTAGAAATAATTGCAAATCCAAATTCAGAATTACCTGACGCTATCGCTAATAGTGCTGAAGATCTTAAGCATAGAATCAATTATATGATGTCTTTTTTGGATGAAAGAGAAAGGGCAATCATTGATGGTTATTTTGGTTTACTTGGTAGTGAGAAAAACCTAGAAGATCTGGGTGAAGAATTTGGTTGCACTAAAGAAAGAATTAGACAATTGAAAGATAAAGCAATAAAAAAACTTAGAAACGAGAGCTTTTCTCTCCTAAAATATTTATAAACTAAAGAATCATGAAAAAATTAATCGAATTAATTAAAACTTATAAACTAGAGATACTTATTTTTCTAACAGTTATTTTCTTTTTTCGCTCTTGTAGCAATTCAAGTAAGGTGACTAAGTTAGAAAAAATTGAAAAACAAAATATCTCAACGATTGATAGTCTTAAGATTAAGCATAAAAACGAAAAAATAGCAATTCACGGTTTTTATGACAATTGGATTACAGAAAAAGACAGAGGGCCACAGTTAATGGAATTACATTTAATTGTTAAGGAAAATTTAAAAAAAGAACAAGAATCTAAATGAAAAATTGGTTAGAGAAAAATTATAAAACATTAATAATTGCCGCGTTCTTGGTTCCGATCATTACCGTCGCTATTGTTTCTATTTCACATGTGACTAAATGGTATGGGATATCAAACCCACTTACCTGGTCAGTGTATTTGTCAATAGGTGTGGAGATCGCAGCATTATCAGCATTAGCTGCCATATCGGCAAACATGGGTAAGAAAGTTTACTTCCCATTTGCAATTGTAACAATAATTCAATTTATTGGAAATATCTTTTTTGCCTATTCATATATTGACATCAATGGTCAATCATTTAAAGATTGGGTTGGTTTAGTTTCACCATTAGTCGAATTTATGGGTGTGGAACCAACTGATTTTGTTGGGCATAAGAGATTTTTAGCATTTTTTGCCGGCGGTATGTTACCAATTATATCTTTATCGTTTCTTCATATGTTAGTTAAGTTTACAGAGGAGGATAGAAATAATCAAAAAGAAAACATTTTAAATAAGGTACAAGATAATGTTATCTCAAGTGATATCGAAGACGAAACCAATAGACTTAAATTATCAGAAAGAGATTTGGAGATCTTAGAAAAACATTTAGCGAATCCAAATCCACCAAATGAAGCATTAATCAATGCAGCACAAAAATATAGTGATCAGGTTAGAGAGAAACACACACATATTAATGACTTTGATGAAACGTCAGTTAAACCACAACTAACACGAGAAGAACGTGGCGAAATTTTGGCTGAGATGATGGAGAATGATCAAAAGTTGGGTCTATATGACGAACCATTTGACAATCCATTAATTAGCCCCGAAACGACGTCAACATTAAATGTACCTGAAATGATGTTAACAACTAATCAAGAGATTATTGAATCTATTCCATCAGATGATGAATTTAGTGATTGGGATGTGACATTGATGGACGGATTAGAAGATGAGGTATCATTTTTTACTGAAGAAGAAATTGAGAATTTTTTCCAAGAAAAACCAACCGAAGAAGAAACAGATCAAAATTTTTCCACTATAACCCCTAAAATCGCGAATATTTTCCAAGAAGAAGATTTTGTTCCTGGATTATCTGATGAGGAAATAATGGAAATGAATCAAGATGAATACGAAAGAAAATTAGATATGGAAGATGAGTTTGATGGATTTGTCCCTGAACCATTTGCCACACCAGAAGAAGTTGAAAAATTCAATATAGACGAAACTTTTAATGATCAATTTTCTGAGGATGGACTTTATGAAGAGGCCGAAGACTCTGCTGAGGATGACGAAAAAAAAAAATAATAGAGAATCCTTTACCTACAGAAACACCTTTACCCACGGAAACAATAAGCCCAACTAGCACACCTGAGCCAACTAACACGCCTGAGCCAACTAGTACAATGTTTCCAACTAACACACCGACACCAACATTAACGGAGACGCCAACTCCTATACCAACAAATTTTGTTGGGGACACACCAAGAATATTAATTGGTGGTTTTAAAACAATACAAAGAAATGTTAGAAATTCTAGACGCAGAAACTTTTAAATTTAAATTAAAAAAAAAGAAATATAAGAAATCACAGATTCTTTTGTATGATACTAAAAGGAAATATGATGATTTCATGAAAATGTTAAAATATAGAAGAAATGGGAATTATGATGACATCCCTCATTTTTGTGTTACTAAGAGTGGCAAGATATATAAAATACTGGAGCCCGAATATAACTCAAATACTTTCAACAATGATAGTGTAGATCGAAAACAGATAAAAATAGCTGTTGAGAACTTAGGTTGGTTAAATAAAAACACAATTACCGGAATATACAATAACTGGATTAATGATCCATTTAGGGGCACTCCACACGTTAGGGGTTGGAGAGGCTATTTCTATTGGGATGTCTATACTGAAGACCAATTAAAGGCCCTAGCCGAGCTTTGTTTCGTGTTATGTATCAAATATAGCATAACCTATCGATGTGTTCCATCTTCTGGTTATATAGAAAACGCAAAAAACATTGATGGAATAGTCAGTAAATCAAATTTCTTTGATATTTATACTGATATAAACCCTTCGTTTAATTTTAATATATTTGAAGAAAATGTCAAACAAGCAGAATCTAGGTTATGATGGTATAAAAAAGATGCTCAATACAATGAGAAGTCTTAATGAAAATACCACATCAAAAGCAACCTTAAAAGAAGAAGAAGAGAAAGTAAACAACTTAGTTTTAAGTAATAATGTTGAAATCAAACTCCATAGTTCCAATCAAGAAGATCTCGAAATAACTGATGAGGAAAAAAACGCCTTAAATCAGTTAATTGAAAATTTTAAAACTCAAGTTAGCGAATTAGCCTCATTTGAAGAGGGATTCAATGTTTACGCAAATAGTGTTAGATTGGATGGATCAATAGGTGAGGACCTTGGATTTGTGTTTATTGCGGGTGAAGATAGAGGTTTATATATTAATACTGAAATGTTGAAAATGGACAATGAGATGTCCTCAGTATTTGATAAACTGAATAAGTTTCAGCACACATTTGAAGATGTTGTTAATGAAATGATCAATAACAGAAAAATGAATTAAAATGGCTTTAAATAACGAAGATAAAAAGGAAATTGAAAAGATCGTCAAGAAAGAGATCACAAATTTTTTAGATACAACTAAGGCTCATGATATTGTTGTTAAGATCATTCAGAAAGAACTAGGCGTTAGAAAAATTGATGATAAAATTATTGATTTGTCTACCAAGGTTGTTGTTGAGCTTTTTAAAACCTTATGGCAAAGAAAAGGATTCTGGGAATCTGCTCTTAAAAGTGTAAAATAATGCTAGAAAACGAAAAAAAATCAAAACCAAATTTAAAAGGTGAGATGGACGAGCTCCAGAGGGCTTCTCAAGATCTTAGCCGTGATTATGGTATTGATGTAAGCGTTAAAGACCTAGTTAATGCGTTTAGATCTTCAACCGAAGAAACAATCTCTAAAGACATTTGGGAAAAATTACAAAACACAGAATCCAATGAAGTAGAAAAGGGTGACTTTGAGGCTGTTGAAGAAATCGCTAAAAAATATGATAAAACAAGTCCTAAAATATTAGCAAAGGCTTTAAAATCAGGTAAGTACAATAGACCTTTAATTATTAATATAGGTGACAATTACATTTTAGTTGCTGGTAACACAAGACTTTGTACTGCAGCAGCTATGGGTATGAACCCCCAAGTGTTTATTGGTAAAATTAATACAGAAACACAAGACACAGATATCAACGAAATAAAGAACCTTAAAGGTGACCAAAAAGATATGGTTTACGGAATTGTAAACATAATCAAGAAGGTTGTTGATATGGACAATAGAAAGAAAATTGCTAATGACATGATCAAGCAATTTAAAAAAGAGAATATTAGTTTTAACTATGATGAATTTCTTGACATGTGTGGTATTAATTCCAAAGATGACAAAGAAATCTTAAAGGGTGGACTAGCTGACAATAAGACATTGGTTCAAATTGCTAAGAAACATGACGCTAAGGGTTACTATCATATTGACAATATGGTTAAATCCCTTAACAGACAATTAGAAATGGGGATTAAGATTGAGATGGAGCACGTTGATGATAAAGATAAAGCAAAAGAAATAGCCATGGATCATCTATGGGAAGATCCAACCTATTACACCAATTTGAAAAAAATAGAGGCTAAAGAAATGACCGGCGCCGATTCTGCTGGTGCTTTTAGTGCACAAGCTTTTGGTGGTAAAAAAACAGTTGTCAAT